CTCAGACTATTTAGCAAAAATGAATATTGCATGTCTTTATCAAGGTGGTGATACTTATTCATCTCATTGGCAAAGAGGATAGTATCAATGTGTCCAGCAAGACACTTATTGACAATAAAGGGTGGATACTGTTTAACGATATCAGGATCTTCTTTAATAAGGTTTTCCTTATTAAAGTTTATTGAGTTCAACCAGTCTTTGAGTTCCATTATTTAAATACCGCTGTTACGCCAATAACTTTAGCACCAGGATTCCTAGCAAGGGCAACTTTTCTTGCATCCTGATAATCAACCGCAATCACTTGCTCAGTGAATACTGTTCCTGCCTTATACAACTTGACTTCGCACTTCATAGTTAAACAATACCAACTCTTTACGTTCTTTCTGCTCTCGCATATATTCACCAACTGAGCGCATGGTGTAAGTCAAATCAAACTCTCCTACTTCCCATCCTTTAAACCTCTCACGAATAAGTTGAGACGAGTTATAAGATATAAGTTGAGGACCAACAAACCTATCACACACGGTAGCAAAACCGTCGTGGTCGAATGATTTGTGCATATTACCTTTCCTTCCGTATAGGTTAGATCCAATATCGTAGGGCGGATCAAGGTAGGTGAAGATAGATCTATCGTCGGTGAGGAGCTCTTGATAGCGAACATTAGTAATCTTCCAATCTTTGATCAGTTTTCCATATTCGGGGAGTTTTTCAATACCTCTCATGGAAAAGTTACTCACAGATGCTTGCTGCGAAAAAGAGGAAGACTCAGTAAGTCCAGAAAAACTACACTTATTTACAACATAAAATGCTGCTGCTCTCTGAAGATGAGGGTTTTCTTTATCATTAACCTCAACTTTCATTTGCTGAAAAAGTTCACGCGCAAGTTCTGGCGTTGCATTTGTGGACTTGTATTCTCTTAGAGTTTCACACAAATCTTGTGATTGATCACGAAGGACACACCAGAAGTTATAGAGAGGTTCATACAAATCATTTACCCAAATATCCAGTGTTGGATACTTCTTTGTGATGTGTATGGCAACACTACCCCCACCAAGAAATGGTTCACGAAACTCTTTGTAGTTTCTAAGATCAGGAAAATACTGATCCATTTTGGTACAAGCACGAGACTTGCCACCAGGATAACGAAGAGGGGTTTTCAAGGATTTCATAGAATCAGTTTTTTAGTCTCGGGTTTGACAATCGTTCCAAAGATAGATTCGTACTTGTCTTGTACAGAATCATCACAGTCTACCACATAAACAAGATGTTCTCTACTCAAAGTAATCTCTTTATTTTCTTTGCTAATGACAGTTGCCCAAGGAGCAAATCCTACACCATTAGCATTAGGGAGAACCACCAAACCGTTTTGAACGGTCACAGTGTTTTCATCTTCTGAAAGGACTTCGGCAAGGACTTCCTCACCAGTGATAATACGGAGCAGTTTTACATTCATTGTTCTACCTCACCTACAAGTTCAATGTCTTCAAATTGGTCGGATGTGATTTCATGAGGACCAATGCGATACCAATAATCACCATCCTTTTCTCCAAGATATTCCAAGTCGTCACACTTGTTTTCA